GTATGAAAGAAAGAGCGGATATTACCTCAGAAGATGAATCAATAAGACCCGATGAAGTTAAAGTTGAGATAGTTGATAATGAAGGAGCTGAACCTGAAAGCGACTAAGGTATTCAAAAAGAACTACCAAGCCCTACAAGACGGCTACCGCTACTTAGTAAATCAAGGTGGCTCCGGTTCTTCAAAAACTTACAGTATAGCTCAGTTAATAATTATACTGTGTCATGAACAAACCGGGAACCGCTTCTCTATTATCAGAAAGTCTTTGCCGGACCTGAAAAAGAGTGCGATGCGGGACTTTATAAACTTATTACGAAATTATAACCTTTACAACGAGGACAACCACAACAAGACTGATAATATCTATGAACTGAATGGCAATGAAATAGAGTTCTTCGGGCTTGAAAAGGGACAAAAGGTAAGAGGGGCGAGAAGGGATTATCTCTGGTTAAATGAAGCGAATGAGATAGATTTGGATAGCTTCAGGCAGTTAGCAATGAGAACTTCGGAAGTCGTGTTTATGGATTACAATCCTTCCGCCGAAGACCACTGGATTTATGATGAGGTATTAACAAAGGACAAAACGAAAAAGATAAGAAGTACTTTTAAAGACAATCCGTTTTTGCCGGAGAAGGAAAGAAAAGAGATTAAAAGTTTTAAAAACAAAGACCAAAACTATTGGCGTATTTACGGGCTTGGTAAAATAGGAAAGGCTCAAAACAAGATATACAGCCATTGGCAGCATTGTGATGAGTTACCGGAAGAAGGGGAGAGGGTATTTGGAATAGACTTCGGTTATAGCAACCCCACTACTTTAGTTGAAGTTGTGATAAACGATGATGACATTTACGTGGAGGAGAAATTTTATAAAACCCAAATGACTGATGACGATATAATAAAGGAAGTTGAAAAGTATTGTAATGAGAATGATTATATTTACTGCGATTCGGAAGACCCGAAAGCAATAGAAAAGTTAAGGCAAGCCAATTTCAACGCTAAAGAGGCTGAAAAGGGCAAGGGTAGTGTTATGAGCGGAATAAAAGAAATACAAAAAAGGAACTTCTATATTGTTAAGGGCTCTACTAATTTATTAGATGAGGTTAAAAGTTATTCCTGGAAAACTAAGAACGATAAGATATTAGATAAACCCGTTAAATTAAAGGACCATGCATTAGATGCCACTCGGTACTGTGTATTTACACACCTCAACAAAGGTTACGTGGGCTTGATTTAAAGTTTAATGTATGATATGATGACCCAAGATGTGATAAATTGTCCTGCTTGTGGGGGTGTAATAGCGAGGGGGGTAGATGTAGATAAAATTAAAATACGTTGTCCTCACTGCGGGGAAGACCTTATTATTAAAACTAAATTACAAGTCGAGGTTTACGAACCTCAAAAAGATACTCTTACGAGAGAATCGTAAGGGTATTTATTTATGTTTGAAGGAATTAAAAAAAGATTTACAAATAACGAAAAGGCAATAAGGTTTGATAAAATTAATTGGCTCTTCAACGATTCCAAAGATACTCAGAAAATGACAACGGCTGAGGAGTTTTTTAATAACTCTCTTTACCTGGACAAGGCTATTAACAAGAGAGCTGAGGTAATAAGCGGCATTAAGTTCAAAGCCGTGGATGAAGACGGAGAAGAGATTGAAGAAGTCCAACAGGTATTGGAAAAACCAAATAATTTACTGTCGGGCAGGGACTTTATTGAAGTAATCCAAACTCACTATGACGTTTATGGTGAGTTCTTTATTTGGAAAGAGATGTCGGGAGACACCTTAGATGCTCTTCATATTTTAAAACCCAAGAAAATAGAACCCAAATTTACGGATGATGGCAAAGTGGCGAGATTTGAACTTAAAAACGGAGACAAGGGTAAAAAACAAACTTATCAACCTGAAGAAGTAATTTGGCAACACAGACCGAACCCTGATGAATTTACCAAACCCCAAAGTCTTGTGACCCAAGCTTGTTATGATGCTTTAAGGGCTGAGATAGAATTGAGAAAATATCAAGCCCAGGTAGCAAGAAGCGGTGGTAGGTTTGACTCTATTATCAGTTTTGATGGAGATATGACGGAAAGCAAGTTAAAAGAAGCCAAGGAACGCTACAAGAAGCGAAGGAACAAGGCAAGGCGTTCCAAGGATGGCACAACTCCGTTTTTTGCCGGTGGAAATGTAGAAGTGGAAGACCTAAGCCACTCGCCGAGAGAAATTGACTACTTAGATTCAAAGAAAGCAATAATGGAAGAAATCTCAACCATAACGGGAGTGCCAAGAACCCTTTTAAGCAGTTTTGAAGATGTTAAGTATAGTAATGCCGAGGAAGCACGTAAAACCTTTTTAAAAGAAACAATAAAGCCCTTAGCAGACAAATTGACAGAGACCTTGGCTCGAAATCTACCGGTAACAGTAACTTATGAGGATTTTGTTCCCGAAGACCACGAAGAAAAAATGTCGAGGATACAGACGGGTTCGGAAACCGGCTCAATGACACCGAATGAAATGCGACAAGAACTTGGCTTGGAAGAAAAAGATGTAGAGGGGGCGGACCAGCTATTCGTTAATATGAACAAAGTACCTATTGATGAGACCCCTAAGAGATGAAAAGAAAAGACGTAGATATTGGGAATTTAAAAACCAGCAGTTAAAAAAACATGAAACGCTGGTGCTTTGGCACGTTAGGAGATTTATGAAAGACCAGCAACGCAGACTTTTAGATAATCTACCCGAAGCCGAAAAGGGGCTAACCGAAACGATATTCAATAAAACGGAAGAAAAGAAATTAATGGCTAAAACCGTATTACCCGTTATTAAGGACGTATTAAAGGAAGAGGGACAGATGACAGCTGAAAGGCTTGGTGGAGAATACTCATTCAGTGCCTCGGCGGAAAGGTTTGTACAGGAACGCTCTAATGACTTAGCGGGACAAGTTACGGATACGACTTTCGAGGGCGTAAAAGAGGAAGTGCAAGAGGGTTTTCAACAAGGCGAAAGTTACGAACAGATAGGGAGAAGAATTAATGACAGGTATAACCAAATAAACAAAGGGAGAGCTAATACAATAGCAAGAACCGAAGCACACGCAGCGGCTCAGAAAGGGAACTTGGACGGTTATCAACAAATGGGAGTTAAAGTAAAGATATGGACTGCAGTGATGGACCCCGCAACAAGACCTTCTCACCAGATGCTAGATGGAAAGGAGGTAATGGTTGGTCAAAAGTTCCCGAATGGATTGAGATATCCCGGGGACCCACAAGGGAGCCCTTCGGAGACTATAAATTGTCGCTGCACTTTGTAACTTAAAGGTCTATATTCAATTATTCAGGTAAATAAACATGAAAAAGAAAACTACTAAAATTCCTTTTACAACAGAGTCGGTAGATGACCAGAAAAACACGATAGACTTCGTGATGTCTACTGATGACATGGACCGGGAGGGAGAAGTTGTTGAGCAAGATTGGAACCTGGAAGCTTTTAAAGACAATCCAGTAGTTTTAAATTCACACAACTATGATGATGCTTCAGAAGCAATTGGAAAGGTTATTGAGTTAAACCAGAAAGATAATTCTTTAGAGGGAAAAGTGAAATTTGCTGTAGATGAGAATCCGAAAGCGGAAACTATTTATGAATTATACAAAGGTGGCTTCCTAAATGCTGTTTCAGTTGGCTTCAGAGAGCTTTCAAGCGGTGTTAAAGAGCTTTTGGAGTTATCTTCCGTAACAGTGCCTGCAAATGCAATGGCAACGGCTAAAAGTAAGGGTATTGATGTTGAACCGTTGGAAAAAGAAGCCAAGGAGAACTTAAAGGAGATGATGCAATTGAAAGTATTGCAGCAAGCAAGAGAACTCAATTACGAGGGAACGGAAGAAACAAGTTGGGGAGATGTGGGCAAAACTATGAGTGATTATCTTGGAAATGCTCCGGGAGATGACGTAGATAGTGTTGACGCAATGACAGCTGAACAAAAGAATTGGATTGCCTCTAAAAGCCTCTTAGGTGACCCCGAAGCTGATACGTTTGGTGAGTTACTCTACTTCCCCGTAGTCAATCCGAGCACCAATAGTTTGAATAAGGGTGCTTTGACAGCTGTGAGAAGTGGAAGAGGACAGCAAGCTGATATTCCCGAAAGTGCTTACAATAGTGCTTCTCAAAAAGCAAAGACGCTTCTGGAAGAAGAGTTTGATGTTGAATACGATGAAGAAGGAACAGAACCGAACACAATAAAGGCAGGTAG